TGGTTCGGTGCCAATGATCTGCCGGTGTCAGCGTTCAAAGGCCGGCCGCAAAAGGTCGATGGCGGGATTAAGTTTGGCGACACAATGGTCCACGGTGCGTTCTTTGCGAAGGTGGGCGGTAAGCGCAAAGTCATGCAGCGGTACGGGGCGAAGCGATGGGCGATCGGCGAGGCGACGCTGTCGGTTGCCGATCGGATGATGATCTACCTCGAGGACGAGGTTTTTGTGGATATCGTTAGCATCTACATGAAGCACTTTCTGGCGGAAATCCGGGCGCGCACAATCTTGGGAGTTGGATGATGGCTGAAGCACTTGATTTGGGCGATGCCCTGGACACGGTCGTGGCCACGCTGGCGGCGGCGTTTCCGACATTTAAGACGGTCGCGGCCGAAGATGGGACGCGCAAAACTTTAGAAGTACCGGCCATCATCGTTCAGATGTCGGAGCTCGAGCCGGATCCCGACAAGGATCCGCATACGGGCCAGTTTCCGTGCCTGGTCCGGATTGAGGCGCGCATTGTGCTTGGGTACCGGACACCGAAGGTGCGGCGCGAGGTGCTGAAGGCAGCCGGTGCGCTCGCGGCCGCGGTGCACAGTAACCGATTGGGGGTCGCCTGGGGCGCGGCCGCAGTCTTGGCTGTTGAGCCGGATGAGTTTGCGCCGCAAGCGGACCAGTACGATGTCTGGCGCGTCGAGTGGGCGCATGCAGCGGATATCGGTCCGAGCTTCTTTATCGATGACGGCGTGACGCCGACCCAGCTGCTGACGTCCTGGTCACCGGATATTGGGCCGTCGCACGAGCAAGATTATGTGGCGGAGGGCGGCGATGTCTGAGTTTACCCTATCGCAGCTGATGCAATCCGTGGAGCGGATGATCATGGTGGCCACGGTCATGGCGCGCGATGGCGATCGGGCCAAGGTCAAATGGGCTGACGGGGCGGAGAGCGATTGGCTTAAGATTGCGCAGCTCGGATCGGAGCAGCTGAAGTTCTGGATTCCGCCATCGGTCGGCACTCAGGTGGTGGTGCTTTCGCCTGGTGGAAATACTGCGCATGGCATCATCTATCCTGGTCCCTTTGCGGGTGGTGTGCCGGCCGGTAACTTTGCCGGCACGATCACCGGTGCCGGCGATGTTGTGGCGTCCGAGATTAGCTTGGTGTCTCATGTGCATGGGGGCATTCAGCCTGGGCCTAGCGACACCGGGGCTCCGAAGTAGCGCAGTGGGGAACCGCCAGAGGATCGCAGCGCGAGTCCTGTCCAATGTGGGCGCATGTATGGGATCAGCGCAATCACAGGCCGTAAATTGGGCGGCATCGACCACCTCCGGCAATCCATCCGGGATATCCTGACGACCCCGATCGGGTCGCGGGTGATGCGGCGCGATTATGGATCCCGTCTGTTCGATCTTATTGATGCGCCGTATTCGTCAGCGACCAAGCTGGCGATCATCGCGGCAACGGCCGAGGCATTGATCACATGGGAGCCGCGCATCGATGTGGACACTGTGACGCTTCGGACCTTTGAGCCTGGCAAAATCATCATTGATCTCAGCGGCCGCTACCTGCCTGACGGCCGCGAAGTCACCATTGCGGGGATCGAGGTCGGATGAGCGCGTTCACAGCAATCAATCTTGAGCGGCTGCCCGCTCCCGAGATCATTGATCGCATGGACTTTGAGACGATCCTGGCGGAAATCAAGGCATGGCTGGTCGCTCGTGATCCAAGCCTCGCGCCGATCATGGGATTGGAAAGCGAGCCGATCACCAAGGTGCTCGAGGCTTGGGCGTATCGAGAGCTGCTGCTGCGCGCTGAAATTGACGATGCCGGCCGCGGCAACATGCTGGCGTTCGCTGGTGGTGCGCAGCTGGACCATTTGGCCGCGTTCTACGGTGTTGAGCGCGCGGTGATCCAGGCTGCCGATCCTGCGGCGCTGCCGCCTGTGCCAGCCATCCTCGAGGATGACGTCCGGTTCCGCTCGCGGGTGCAGCTGGCACTTGAAGGGTTCACCACGGCCGGTCCACGCGGGTCGTATGTGTTCTGGGGGCTGTCGGCCTCGTCCTTGGTGAAAGACATCAGCGTTGAATCGCCATCGCCTGGGCAAGTCTTGGTCACGGTTCTGTCGGATGACGGGGACGGCAGCGGCGATGCTGCGCTGATCCAGACGGTGTCTGACAAGCTGAACGACGAGGACATCCGGCCGCTGACGGATCAAGTCATCGTGCAGGGCGCATCGATCGTGCCGTATCAGCTCGAGGCTGTGCTGACGCTCTATGAGGGGCCCGATGCCGAAGTTGTGCGCGCGGCGGCGGAAGCCTCGGTATCGGCGTTCGTTTGGGACCAGCACCGCTTGGGTCACGACATCACGGTTTCTGGGCTGCATGCGGCGCTGCATTTGGCAGGGGTGCAGAAGGTCGCCTTGGTCAGCCCCGGCGCTGATCTTGAGATTGATGCGTCCGAGGCTGCCTATTGTACGTCGGTATCCGTGACAGTCGGGGGGCGTGATGTCTGAACTGCCCACCATTCTGCCGCCAAATGCGCAAGAGGTTGAGCGCGATCTGGAGCAGCTGTCCGGCCGCTTGCTCGGGTTTGGCGATCCGATCGCCGGCCTGTGGGACGCATCGCTGTGTCCCGAGCATCTGCTTTCCTATCTGGCCTGGGCATTCTCTGTTGAGGTATGGGATAGCGCTTGGCCTGAAAACCAAAAGCGCCAGGTGCTGGTCGATGCGGTGCAGGTTCACCGGGCAAAGGGTACGATCGGATCTGTTCGTCGCGCGCTCGACGGCATCGGCTTTGAAGCCGAGATTGCGGAATGGTTCGAGTATGGTGGCGATCCTCATACGTTCCGGATCGATGCTTACGGGGACAATGTGTTCGCAGCAGGGATGTCGATCGACGTCAGCTTGCTCACGCTCATCACATCGATCCTGGTCAATCTTAAGCCTCAGCGCTCTCATTTTGAGCTCCGCATTGGGGAGCGGTTCGATACGGCCGTCTATGCCCGTGCCGGCGCGCGCAGTCGTATGCACTCCGATCTGAGCCACGACCCTAATCCTCGGACGCGCGTTTCGGTCGGGACCACGCATATGCGGATCGGGTCGCGGGCGCGTCAGATCAGCTCAGTTTACCATGATGTTCAGCCAAGGGATGCCGCCTAATGCCCACCACCATTCTCACCGATGTCGCCGAGGCGAAAATCACCCAGGCTGCCGGCTCAGGGTCGCAGGTTGCGATCACGCATGTGGCGTTGGGTGACGGCAACGGGGCCAGCTACAACGGGGACTTTGACCAGACCGCTTTGCGGCGGGAACGTGTCCGGGTGCCGATCGAGCGCAGGCATATTGTCTCGCCGAACGCTTGGCGCGTGAAGGCCGAGTTTGGGGCCGACACGGTCGCGTTCGATGTGCGCGAAGCGGGGTTTTTTGATGCAGATGGGGATCTGATTGCGCTTTGCACATTCCCTGCGGCCGAGGTCCGTCGCACTGGCGCGATCATCTATCTTATCGACCACATTTTGAACTTTAGCCGGGTCGCCGAGGGGCTGATCATCGTTGATGCGCCGGATGATGACCTGTTCGATCACGTCGTCATAGACCTTGAAACGCAGGCGCTCACTTATTCCACCCAATACGATCTGCAGAAGGCCGTGCGCGGCCTGCAGGCGGCAACCTGAGAGGACGAACCTATGAGCATTAACGATATTAACAATGCTGCGGCCGCGATGAACCAACTGAAGGCGCGGTATGAAGGCTTTCTGGACGATGCTGACGATCAGATCGGTGCGCGGCAGGCGGCGTATGATGCTTTGGCGAACGACCTAGAGGGCGTTGTCCATGGACTTGCTTTGAAAATTATTTACGTTGATCCGGTTAACGGGGCAGATGCTAACACGGGCGCGAGTGTCGCAACAGCTCTTGCATCTTTGCCTGCTGCGTATTCCAAAGCGCTGCCCGGAGGGAAACTTGAAATTCGGATTATTGGCGAAAATGCCGATGCATCCTTTGAAGGA